GGAGATCCTGGTAAAGGATTATCAACTAGTTGGGAAGATTTAGGTGGGCCTACACCAGATAATTATAAGCCAGATAATGATTCTGCGAAGATAAACGAACCTCGGATTAAAACCGTGAAAGATGTAGTTAACAAAGGTGCAAAACCTGCTGAACCTATGAAAGGATTATCTGCTAAAGAAGCTCTAAAATCAGGTGATGAAGTAGAGTTGGATGATAGTCAAGAAGTAGTAGCAGAAGAACCTGCAACTGAGGAAGTAACTACAGAGGAGACAGTAGAAGAAAAGATTGACATTGAAGCTGATGTCAATGCTCTACTTGGTGGAGAAGAGTTATCTGAAGAGTTTAAAGAAAAAGCAAAAACAGTCTTTGAGGCTGCTTTAAATTCTAAGGTTGCTGAGCTTAAAGAGGATTTGCAAGCATCTTATGATGAGAAGCTTGCAGAAGAGGTAGAATCATCTAAGGCTGCTTTAGCAGAAAGAGTTGATCAATACCTTGAGTACGTTGCTGAAGAGTGGTTCGTTGAAAATGAACTTGCTATTGAGCACGGACTTAAGACCGAACTGACTGAATCATTCCTTTCTGGAATGAAGAGTCTTTTTGAAGAAAATTATGTATCAATCCCTGAAGATAAGTATGATGTGCTAGAAAGCATGGTAGAAAAACTAGATGACATGGAGACCAAGCTCAACGAGCAGATAGAGAAGAATGTTTCACTTAACAGCAGACTCGGAGAGTCAGTTGCTAGTGGAATTTTGGATCAGATTTCTGATGGATTAGCTTCCACACAGAAAGAAAAGCTCGCCTCACTTGCCGAAAGTGTAGAGTTTGAAAGTGAAGATCAATATCGTGACAAGTTGGAGACCCTTAAGGAATCTTATTTCCCAGGTAGTACTCCAAAGGCAACTGGAGAGACAATTTCTGAGACTGTAGACGTTACCCAGGGAGATGTCTCTGGTTCAATGGCTGGATATCTCAAGACATTGCAAGCAGTTGCTAAGAAATGACTTTAGTATTTTAATCAAACATAACAAGAGGTAAACGCAAATGTTCAGTGCTGAACATCTGCAGGAAAAGTGGGCTCCTCTGCTAAACGCAGAAGGCGTTGAAGAGATTAAAGATCCTCATCGTAGAGCAGTCACCGCTGTCCTGTTAGAAAACCAAGAAAAATTTTTAAAAGACGAGCAAGCTTTTGCTCAAGGAACTATAACTGAAGCTGGACCAACCAACAGTGCTAATGCTGCTGGTGCATCTGGTGGTTTCGGTGGTAGTTCTGCTGCTGCAGGTCCAACTGCTGGTTTTGACCCCGTTCTAATTTCATTAATTAGACGCTCAATGCCTAATCTGGTTGCATATGACCTAGCTGGCGTTCAACCAATGAGTGGTCCTACTGGACTAATCTTTGCAATGAGATCCCGTTATAAGGATCAAAGTGGTTCTGAGACCTTCTATGACGAAGTAAATACAGCATTCTCTGGTCAATCATCAGGTAATGACCTAACTGCTGGATTTGCTGATGTTACAGCTGGTTTAGGTACTACAGATCAGTCAGGTACTAACCCTGCTGTTCTTAACCCAGTCTCAACAGCTTCTTCTACTGGCTACGATGTCGGTGAAGGAATGGTAACTGGTGATTCTGAAGCTCTAGGAGATTCAGCAACCAACCAGTTTAACCAGATGGCATTCTCAATAGAGAAAGTCACTGTTACTGCTAAGTCAAGAGCCCTCAAGGCTGAGTACTCACTAGAGCTTGCTCAAGACCTTAAGGCAATTCATGGCTTGAATGCAGAAGCTGAGCTTGCAAACATCCTTTCTACTGAAATCCTTGCTGAAATTAACAGGGAAGTCATTAGAACAATCTATAAGGTTGCAGAGCAAGGTGCTGTAGAAAACACAGCAAGTGCTGGTACATTTGACCTAGACATTGACTCCAATGGTAGATGGTCAGTTGAGAAGTTTAAAGGTCTTCTCTTCCAGATAGAAAGAGATGCAAATAGAATTGCACAAAGAACACGTCGCGGAAAAGGTAACATTATCCTTTGCTCTGCTGATGTTGCTTCTGCATTAACAATGGCTGGTGTGCTTGACTATACACCTGCTCTTAATGCTAACCTTAATGTTGATGATACTGGTAATACATTTGCTGGTACTATCCAAGGTAAGTATAGAGTATACATTGACCCATATTCTGCTAACTTAGCAGCTAACAACTCTGGTCTTGCCAATGGCAGCAACCAGTACTATGTTGTTGGATATAAGGGTGGATCACCTTATGATGCAGGACTGTTTTATTGCCCTTACGTTCCACTACAGATGGTTCGTGCAGTGGGTGAGGACACCTTCCAGCCCAAGATTGGCTTCAAGACTAGGTATGGTCTTGTTTCCAACCCATTTGCTGAAGGACTTACTCAGGGACTTGGCAGACTCCAAGTTAACAGCAACCGCTACTACAGAAGAGTTGCAGTTAAGAACATCATGTAAGCTAGATGCTTATATTTCTTCAAAGAGACTCCTTAGGGGGTCTCTTTTTTTATCTAAATAATTAGAAAAGATAATGACAGCAACTGGTTTTAGAAATCAAGTAAAGAATAAAAACTTCTTGAATCCTACTGGGTTTAAGTTTATTTTAAATCGTGCTCCTAAGGTTGTATTCTTTTCTAATCAAGCAAATATTCCAGGATTAAATCTTGGTGTAGCTCAGCAACCAACTTACTTAACAGATATTCCTAGACCAGGAGATAAACTTCAATTTCAAGATTTAACTTTAAGATTCTTAGTTGATGAAGATTTAGAAAACTATTTGGAAATACAACATTGGTTAAGAGGATTAGGTTTTCCAGATAGTCTTAAAGAGATATATGATTGGGAGAAACAGAATCCAAATGCACCAGCTAGTACTTTGAATTATACTTGTGATGGAACTTTAAACGTTCTTACTAGCTCTAATGTAGCTAATTTTAAAGTTAAATTTTTAGATATGTTTCCAACAAGCTTGTCAGATTTAGACTTTGATGCTACTGATTCTGATATAGACTACTTGACAGCTAATGTTAATTTCAAGTATACTATATACAACATTACTGATTTGGATGATAATATTTTATGAGTATTGATCTTGATTCTATTCAAGAGATGTGGGAGAAAGATGCAAAGATAGATAGAGATAATCTACATGAAGAGTCATTAAATATTCCCTCTCTACATGCAAAGTATTTTGAATTGTATAATACTATATTTCTTTTAAGAAAGAAAGCAGAACAGCAGCGTAAAAATATTCGCCATGAACGTTATGAATATTTCTCTGGGAAATCTGATCCTGATGTTTATATAGAGAATCCTTTTCCAAAGAAGATAAGGGATAAGGATACAATGCAGAAGTATCTTGATGCTGATGAGAAACTTTCCAATTCAAATTTGAAGATTGATTATTATGATACCATGCTTGTTTATATTGAAAGCATTTTAAAAGTAATTCAGAATAGGACATATCAGATAAAGAATGCAATAGAATTTATGAGATTTAATGCTGGATTGGGGTGATAAATACCCATAGCATGATGGGTAGAAGTGACCAACGTTATAATACAAAAATCAAACGAAGTATTTTTACAGATAAAAGCAGAACCTCATATTGAGTATGAGTTAAGGGATCACTTTACCTTTGAGGTGGAAGGTGCTAAGTTTATGCCTCAATATAGAAAGAGGAATTGGAATGGCGAGATACATCTATTTGACTTAAGATCTAAAAAGATATATGTAGGGTTGTTAGATAAGATAGTATCTTTTTGTAAAAGACATGATTATACTTATAAGTTTTTAGATAATGAATATTACGGACCACCCTTTGAAGTAAATGAATTTATATCAAAGGAAGGAGTAAAGGATTATATTAAGTCTATTACTAAATTTAAACCAAGAGACTATCAATTAGAAGGTGTATCTGATTGCTTGAAACATAATAGGAGATTATTAGTCAGTCCTACTGCTTCAGGTAAATCTTTAATGATTTATACTTTGGTAAGATATTATGTACATAAAGGTCAAAAGATTCTTCTAGTAGTACCTACTACTTCTCTTGTTGAGCAGATGTATAAGGATTTTGAAGAGTATGGTTGGGATGTTGAAAATCATTGTCATAGAATATATTCAGGTAAAGAAAGAAGTAATAATAATGAAGTAACAATTACAACATGGCAATCAGTATATAAGTTAGAGAAATCTTTCTTTGAGAATTATAATGTAATCATAGGAGATGAAGCACATCTTTTTAAAAGTAAATCTTTAGTTAACATCATGACTAAACTTCATCATGCTAAGTATAGATTTGGGTTTACTGGTACCTTAGATGGAACACAAACTCATAAGTGGGTATTAGAAGGATTGTTTGGACCATCATACAAAGTAACTAAAACAGAAGAATTAATGAGAGAAGGGCATCTTTCTCAATTGGATATACAGTGTTTAGTTCTTAAACATCCTCCTCAGAAATTTGAAACCTATGAGGATGAGTTACAATATTTAATTACTCATGAACAAAGAAATAATTTTATTACTAATCTTGCTTTAGATCTTAAAGGTAATACTCTTATTTTATACAGTAGAGTAGAAACTCATGGAGCGATACTTTATGAAAAGATAAATAATAGTAAGCATACTGACCGTAAAGTATTTTTTGTACATGGTGGTGTTGATGCTGAACAAAGAGAATCTATTAGGGAGATTACTGAAAATGAAAAAAATGCAATTATTGTTGCCAGTTATGGCACTTTTAGTACTGGGATCAACATTAAGCGGCTGCACAACGTCATCTTCGCCAGTCCCTCCAAGTCCAGAGTCCGCAATCTCCAATCTATTGGAAGAGTCCTTAGGAAAGGACGTGGCAAAGTAAAAGCAACTCTTTATGATATTGGAGATGATTGTACGTATCATTCTAAGAAAAATTATACGCTCAATCATCTCATTGAAAGAATTAAAATTTATAATGAAGAAAATTTTAATTATGAAATAATCACTATACAGATAAAGAAATGATAGAAGATGATTTTTATGCAACTGTAAAATTTAAATCTGGCGAAGAAGTATTCGCTAAAATAGCTTGTAGCGAAGAAGAGGATAGAACATTTTTATTATTGACAAATCCTATTACTATTGAAAAAATTAAAAGCAGAGCAGGTATACAAGGATATAAAGTAGAGCCTTGGATCAAAACCAGCAAAGAAGATGTTTTTCTTATTAATATAGAGGATGTTCTTACTTTAATGGAATCAGATGATTTAGAAACTATAACTATGCATCAAACGTTTGCTAATCAGCAAAATTCTTATTTTGAAAGAAAAACTAAATTAGATAGGAAGATGGGATATATATCTACTATTAACGAAGCTAAAGAATCTTTAGAAAAACTATTCGAAGACAACTAAGATATAACCTACCCTTGAAACCCGACAGAGTTAGTCTACTACTTATTTAATACCTTGTCAACTATTGTGTTGGATGCTATAATTAATACATAATAGAGAGTACAGATATGAGTCCTGCAAGAATTATGGGTAGACGTAAAAGATCTGAACACTACGTTAATAACAAAGAGTTCCTTGCTGCACTTATTCGACATAGAGAAAACATTGAGATAGCAGAAATCCAAGGGAAGGAAAAGCCACGTATTCCTCGATACATTGGAGAGTGTTTTCTTAAGATTGCTACTCATCTATCTTTTAAACCCAACTTTGTCAACTACATGTTTAAGGAGGACATGATCTCTGATGGAATCGAAAATTGCGTTCAATACATACATAATTTTAATCCTGAGAAATCCCAGAATCCT